CCGGGCATCTGACCATTGCCGGCGCCAATTCCCCCGCCGGCCTGGCTTCGCGGCCGATCCGCTACCTGCTGTGCGACGAGCTGGACCGCTGGGAGATCACCAAGGAAGGCGATCCCCTGCTGCTGGCCCGCAAGCGCTTGCAAACCTTCCGCGCCCGGCGCACAGCCAAGGAGCTGATCGTCTCCAGCCCTACTTACGACGACCTGGGCATCTGCGCCGAATATGACCGCTGCGGGCAACGCTGGGAATGGCACCTGGCCTGCCTGCACTGTGGCGCCCGCCAGTTACCGGCCCTCAAGCACTTCCACCACGACGGCGACCCGAAGGGCCTGCGCTACGTTTGCGCCACCTGCGGCGCCGAGCATCCCCTGGTGGAGGCCGATGCCGTCAAGGCGTCCGGGGCCTGGGTATGCGTGCAGGATGGGCCGGAGGACAGCATCGGCTACTGGTTTAACCAGTGGGCCTCGCCTTTCGCCCGCTGGGATGACACCCTCCAGGAGTGGCTGGACGCCGGCACCGATCCTGCCCGGCGTCAGGCGGTGACCAATACCGTGTTCGCCGAACCCTGGGAAGGTGAAGGCGAGAAGATCGAACCCAGCTTGCTCAGCCAGCGGGCCGAAGACTGGGGCGAGAGCGTCCCCGACGGCATCATTGCCATCACGATGGGCTGCGACGTGCAGGGCGACCGCCTGGAGGTCGAGACGGTCGGCTGGGGACGCGGCTGGGAGTCCTGGTCCCTGGCCTATGATGTCCTGCCCGGCGAGCCCACCGCGCCCGAGGTGTGGGACGACCTGCTGGCCCTCTACCGCCAGCCCTGGACGCGGGCCGATGGCCAGACCCTGCGCCCGCTGGTGCTGTGCGTGGACAGTGGCGCCTATACCCAGCACGTCTACCAGTTCGTGCGCGGCGCCCGCGACAAGGGCGTGATCCCGATCAAGGGTATCGCCGGCATGGAGCGCGAGCCCCTGGCCGGCGACAAGCGGGCACGGATGAAGCGCATGGCAAGCCGCCTGCGCGAGGGCCGCCCGGCGGAGTTGCTTGGGGTCGATAACCTCAAGCGCACCGTCTTTGCCTACCTGTCCGCCAAGCCGGGCGCGGTCGGGCATTGCCATTTCCCGACAGGGCGGGAAGAGGAGTACTACCAGCAGTTGACCGGCGAGCGCTTGATGGTCATCGCCCAGCGTGGCCGCCGTCCGGAGCGCCGCTGGGTGCCGATCCACCCCGCAGTCGAGGCTTTGGACTGTCGGGTCTATGCCCTGGCCGCCTGTCACCTGGCCGGCCTGGACCTGCACCCCGCCAAGGCCGACAAGGCGCCCGTGGATGCCGCCGGCGGGGCAGGGCCGGGCAAGGGTAGCCCCGCGGTCGCTCAGGTCGCCACAGCGCCCCTGAGCCCGCCCCTGTTGCGGCGTGGCAATGCCGGCGGCATCAAACGCCGCGCCTCCTCCTGGCTGTAGCCGCCCCATGCCCGACCTGGACCGCGCCGACCCTCTAAGCGACTGTCTGGCTCTCCTGGTGAAAGCCGGCCTGGACGGCGAGCTGTGCGCCCGCCTGATTAGTCAAGTGCGCCGGCGCTGGGGCGGGGGGCAAGCGTACATCCGCGCCGTGGACCGTGAGGCCCGCGAGGCGGTGATCCGGGATGGGCTAGAGGCTGGCGAGCCGGTGCGGGAGATCGCCAAGCGGGCGGAGGTCCACCCCGCCACCGTGCGGAGAAGGCGGTCGGGGTGGCTGTGATTCTCCCTTGACATTAGGCCCGACGGGCCTATAATTACCCTTGAGGGCGCCATACCGGCCGACCCCACCACCCGGAGAACCCCGATGGCCTGGCACACAATCACGCATCGCTGCGGACACAACGAGCGGCATCAGATCGCCGGAAACGCGCGATCCCGCGAATGGCAAGCCGGAAAGCTCGCCGAAGAGTTGTGCAGCGACTGCTTCGAGGAAGAGCGCGCCGCCATCAACGCCCGCATGGCCGCCGCCAACGCCGCCGCCGGCCTGCCCGCCTTGACCGGCTCCGAAAAGCAAGTTGCCTGGGCGGAAACCATCCGCGAGGCCATCATCCGCCAGGCGGACGCGCGCCTGGAAGAGGCGATTCAGGCCGAGCCGGAAGACCGCCAGGCGGAAGCGACCGCCATGGCCACCGAGGTCAAGCGCCTGATCCGCGCCGAGACCAAAGCCTCCTGGTGGATCGACAACCGGGGGCGTCCCATTGACGACCTGGTCAAGCCTCTGGTCAAACAAGCCATGGAAGCCTATGACCGTGGCCTGGTCGCTGGCCCGGCCGCCGCCGCCGCAGACCTGGTCGAAGCCGTCATGACCGAGGCCACCGCGCGCCCAGAAAGCGAGGTGACCGAGATCGTCACCGAAATTCGCGTCAGTGGCAGCAAGATCGAGCTGCGCCTGCCGGAGAAACGTGAGGACTTCCGCCTGCTGGTCAAGTCCGCCGGCTACCAGTGGAGCGGTGACTGCTGGGTGCGCTCCATCAGTGACCGCGCCGGCCCCCTGGCCGACCGCGTGGTTGAGATCGCTCATCGCCTGCTGACTGCCGGCTTCCCGATCAGCCTCCAGGACGGCGAGCTGCGCGCCCGCGCCATCGCCGGGGGGTATCGTCCCGAGCAAAAGCGCTGGATCACCCGCTTCAGCGACGGTGAGAACATCGGCCAACTGTTCATCACCTGGCCGCGCGACGATGATCTCTATGCCGCCGCCAAGGCCCTGCCCGGCGCCCGCTACCTCAAGCCCGGCATCGTCGTGTCCCCCCGCGCCTTCGACGCCATCGGCGACTTTGCCGAGGCGCACGGCTTCGCCATCAGCGCCGCAGCCCAGTCCGCCCTGGACGCCGCGCGTCAGGCCCATGATCAAGCCTTAATTGCCAAGCCGGCGACCGCCCCCCAGGCTGACCCCGCCCCAGGCGTTATGCCGCCAGCGACGGGCGAGATCGACCCCGACCTGCGCGACGAGGAGGCGTGACATGGGCGCGGTCGCCCTGTCAGCGCCATCTGCCTGGCGCACAACCACCCACCTGCTGGCCCATCAGCAGGAGGCGGTGGCCAAGCTCATTCCCAGCCGGGTCGGCGCCTTGTTCGCCGAGATGGGCACCGGCAAAAGCCGCATCGCCATTGAACTGGCCCGGCTGCGTCAGGCCAAGATCGACCGGGTGATCTGGTGCTGCCCGGTCAGCGCCAAGGAGACCATCCGCCGCGAGATCCTCAAGCACACCGATTGCCAGGATGACGCCATCCACGTCTTTGATGGCCGCACCCGCGAGGGCCGACTGCCACCGGCGATCTGGTACATCCTGGGCACCGAGTCCATCTCCGCTTCCCCGCGGGTCATCTTCGCCCTGCGGTCCCTGATCAGCGACCGCTGCCTGGTCATCGTGGACGAAAGCCACCAGATCAAGGGCCACCGCTCCCGCCGCACCGAGCGCCTGACCCTGCTCGCCGCCGTGGCCCGCTATCGCTTGATCCTGACCGGCACGCCCATCAGCCAGGGGGTGGTGGACCTGTTTGCCCAGATGCGCTTTCTCTCACCAAAGATCCTCGGCTATCGCTCCTTCTACACTTTCGCCAACAACCACCTGGTCTATTCAGAAAAATTCCCGGGCCGCATCGAGCGCGAGAAGAACAAGGACTACCTGGCGGCCAAGATCCGGCCCTATGTTTACCAAATTACCAAGGAGGAATGTCTGACCCTGCCGGGAAAGCTCTACAGCAACCGCTATTGCCCGCTCACCCACGCCCAGGAGCAGGCCTATGACGAGGCCAAGGAGCGCATCCTGACCGCGGACTACCTGATGGGCGAGGATTGGGAGCGCAAGATCGCTATATTCCACCTGTTCACCGTCCTCCAGACCATCGCCTGCGGCTTCGAGACCCTGGCCGATGGCACCATCCAGCGCTATCCCCATCGTCGTCTCGAACTGCTCTCCGAGGCGATTGACCGCCTGCCGGGCATCGCCCCCGCGGTGATCTGGTGCAAGTACCACGCCTGCCTCGACGATATTGACGCCCATCTTGGCACCGACGCCATTCCCTACCATGGCCGCCTGTCGGAACGTCAGCGGCAAGCCAACCTCGATGCCTGGCGGGGTGGCGCGGCCAGATTCCTGGTCGCCACTCAGGCCGCCGGCGGCCAGGCCCTGGACCTGACCAGGGCCGCGCATGTCATCTTCTACGCCAACGGCTTCAAATACAGCGAGCGCCAGCAAGCCGAGGATCGCTGTCACCGCATTGGCCAGAATCAGCCGGTCATCTACCTCGACCTGTGGAGCCTGTCCGGAATCGACCGGCGCATTGATGAGGCCCTGGCGCGCAAGGAAAACGCCGTCAACCGCTTTCGTGAGGAGGTGCAGAAGGTGCGCAAGACGAACAAGGATAGCCTGCGGCGTTTGGTGGCCGGGCTATGAGCAAGCGCTATCTATCCATCGACGTTGAGACCGCCGCCCGGCAACGCATTCGCGCCGCGTTGGCGTACTTTCCGCGGGTCTACGCCAGCGTCTCTGGCGGAAAGGACTCCGCGGTCATGCTTAACCTGATCCTTGACGAAGCCCGCGCTTTGGGGCGCTTGCCGATTGACGTGTTGATCATCGACCTGGAAGGCCAGTATCAGCACACCATCGCCTATCTGGAGCGCCTGGCCAACAATCCCGAGGTCCGCCCCTGGTGGGTTTGCCTGCCGCTGCATCTGCGCAATGCGGTATCCCAGTTCCAGCCTCACTGGCTGTGCTGGGACCCGTCGTGCCCGAACAAATGGATTCGCCCCCTGCCTCGCGGCAGGCACGTCATTGCCGACGAGGGCTTCTTCCCCTTCTTCCGCCGCGGCATGGAATTTGAGGAGTTTGTCCCGGCCTTTGGCGATTGGTTTGCCCAGGGTCAGGAGACCGTGTGCTTTGTCGGCATTCGCAGCGACGAGTCCCTCAACCGCTTTCGCACCATCCGGCGCACCGACAAACAGACCTGGCAGGGGCTGTCATGGACCACGCGCGTCACCCCCGATACCGGACTGGTCTTCAACGCCTACCCCATCTATGACTGGCGAACCGAGGATATCTGGATCAGCAACGGCCGTAATCGCTATGACTACAACCGCATCTATGACCTGATGCACCTGGCTGGCCTGAGCCTGCATCAGATGCGCCTCTGCCAGCCCTATGGCGACGATCAGCGCAAGGGCCTCTGGCTGTTCAAAATCCTGGAGCCGGAAACCTGGGCGCGCGTGGTGGAGCGGGTGCAGGGGGCCAATTTTGGCAACCGCTACGTGCAGCTCACCGGCTCAGTCATGGGTAACTTGCGCATCGACCTGCCGGAGGGGCATACCTGGCGCAGCTACGCCTACTTGATCCTCAATTCCATGCCGCCTCCGGTCGCCGCGCATTACCGCAAGAAGATCGCCGTCTTTCTGCGCTGGTGGCGCAAGCACGGTCACCAGCACCGCATCGACCGCATCCCCGATGAGGCCGATCCGAAACTGGAAGCGGCCAAAAAGGCCCCGTCATGGCGACGGATCTGCAAGACCCTGCTCAAAAACGATTACTGGTGCAAGGGCCTGAGCTTCACCCAGACCAAGCGCGAAATGGAGCGCCAGCTCGACTTGGTGACCCGCTATATGGAGGACCTATGAACATCCTTACCTTCCAGCACGAGCCGAAACAGACGGCGGACCTGTTTGGCCGTATTGGCGAACTGGCTTGCGCCCGCGCCACCCACAAGGCCCTTGGCGTCTGCGTCACCAGCGAACCGGGTCGCCATTGGCTGGTGGCGGAATTGGCGGGCTCCGTGGTGGGCTTCGCTAGTATCCATGTCCTAGCGGATGGTCATGGCGGCCAGCTACGCCATCTCTTCGCCATCGATGGTCCGCATGCCAATCAGGCCCTAGGCCAATTGCTACGCCACGCCGCCCGCTTGGCCAAAAAACTGGAGATCACTACCCTGACCAGCCGCGATTGCACCGCCGCCGCGCGGTTTTATGCCGCCAACGGCTGGCGTGCCGAGGGCCAGATCGGCCAATACACCACCTACCACTGGAGCCTGTCATGAGTCCGGAAGAACTGATCGGTCAGCTTGAGCAGGCCCTGGCGGACTGCCATGACGGTCCCGCCGCGCGCGTCGCCCGTTACAACCGTCTTACCGCTATGGCTGCGCGCCATGTCGACCTGCCCCACCCGGTCCTGGCCCCGCAACTGGTGCCCGTGGAGGAGGTGTCTGCCAACGACTACAACCCAAACAAGGTAGCGCCGCCGGAAATGCGTCTGCTGCACCTATCCATCGCCAAGGACGGGCTAACCATGCCGGTGGTAGTCGCCCCCGCTGCCGATGGCGGCTATGTGGTCGTGGATGGCTTCCACCGTACCACCATTGTCAAGACCAAGGCCGATGTTAGGGCCAGTACCGGCGGTTATCTGCCAGTGGTCAAGCTCGACAAGTGCATCGAAGACCGCATCACCGCCACCGTGCGGCACAACATGGCGCGGGGTAGTCACCAAGTTGAGCTGACCGCTAAGCTAGTCACGGCGCTGCGCAAGCACAACTGGACCAATGCCCGTATCGGCCTGGAGCTGGGCATGGACCCGGACGAGGTCTTGCGCCTCAAGCAAATCACTGGCCTAGCGGAGGCATTTGCCAACCAAGAATTCAGCCGTGCCTGGGAGCCTGACACATGCCACCTCTGATCATCATCAAAAACCGCGACCAGGCCATCGTCGAGACCAATTACTTCGACACCCCGCACGCCAAAGCCGGATCCATCTACCTGAGCTGGAACACCCGCGCCGCCCGCTTGCTCGTCCCCGACAACCAGAAAGGCATCCTCAGCGAGTTGCGCGGCGCCCGCGAGGTCTTGATCTCCCGCGGCCCCTGGACCGACCAAGGCGGCCGGGACGCCCTGGAGCTGCTGTGGGAGGACGACAGCGATACCCCCTTCGCCCTGCATCTGGTCATCGAGCAAAGCGACCGTCTACTGCTCGATACCGATCAAGGCGGCGGCATCTGGTGCAGCGTCTGGACCCGTGGCGGCATGAAGGGCCGCTGGCCGGCCCGTTATCGTCGCGTGACGCGCATCCCCTGCCTTCAGGCATGGAGTGAGCAGTGAGTCGCTATCTACCGCCCACCCCCGCCGAGGTCCGCGCCCTGCTGGCCGCCTTGCGCCTTACCGGCGGGCAGGCGGCCGATTTGATGGGCCTCAGCGACAGTCGCCAAGTGCGCAAGTACACCGGCGGCGACCAGCCGAGGGCCATTCCGTTCTCAGGGCTCTATACCCTGATTCACCGCGCGACAGGGCGCGCGATTAGTCAGGATTGTTGGAGATCGCAAGTAAGCGATCTGCTTATGTCGTTGCCACTTCGGTAGTGGCAACAAAAAAACTTTTACCTTCGCCCCCAAAACCGCCCCTCCACCCCACAATCCGCGCAAACTGACGTAGTTTTGCGCGCCCGATAGGGCCACTCTAGGCTGAGATACCTGTATCAGCCCGGAGCCCGATGGCCTTTTCCGCCGAGCAATTGACCGCCCTGGAGACCGCCGCCGCCAGCGGTAAGCTGAGCGTCCAACTCGGCGACCGGCGCGTGCAGTACCAGTCCCTGGGCGACCTGCTCAAGGCCATCGACACCGCTCGCCGGGACCAGGCGGCCATCAGTGCCGCCGCTCGCCAGACCCGCCGCTATTTGCAGTATGGGCGCGGCTACTGACCCCGGGCGCTTCGCCCTG